ACTGACTAACAGCCCAAACACGGAAAGATACTTTTGTCCCTTCTGGAAGAAAATCGGGAAGTACTCTTTTCGTATACTCTTGCGATATGGTTGCAAGAAACTCTGGCAATCCTTCGATAGCCATATGATCTATACTTATTTCTTTTTTAACGTTCCCGGCAAGATTATGACTCCAATCACGATCTTTACTAGCCTTCTCGTCCATTAATATACTATCAGATTGTGCATTAAGCCCATCAATATATAATTGTGGCAGTTTAGTTTTTAATATACTTGGTCCAAATGGTTGGTATATATCAAATGATATTTCTATTTCTTTTTTTTTAGCCATCAAAATTCTCCGGGTTTTTAAATTCTCTTTCGTGTTGCTCCCACAGACGACGACCTTCCCCATAAGAATATAACCATTCATTAACAGTAAATTCTTTCATGGTCCCGTCTGTGTAAGACACAATTACTTTATCTTTAACTTTTCTTACTGCACTAACTATCAGCTTTTTTTTCATTGGGAACATGACCTTGAGCTACTTGTTCTGCAAAGTAAATTGCTTTTATATTTTTAAGAGCATCACTAACATGCACTTTTTCTAATATAATATTCTTTAGTTCTTCAATATGATCTGCGTGATCAAAATCTTTACTTGTAATATATGTTGGTGCATTTGTTAAAAGCACTTCTTTCGCTTCAAGTTCTGATAACTCTCCGTTAAGTTTATTTAAAACAGCTGTGTATAAAGCTGCTTTAACTTTTCTTTCACTCTGGTCTGACATGTTTATCTTCTCCATTTTTTAAAGTAGGTTTTTGTTCTTCCTTATCAATTAAATAACGAATAAACGAAGCCATAGACATATAATTTTTTTCTGCTATGGGCTTTGCTTTGTGATATGTATCTATATTAAGAGCGACAGATTTAAATTTTTTAATATCAGTCATTTCTTTCTCCTATATGTAGTATGTTTATTCATACAAGCCCATACATATGGGATTAAGTTTATTTTGTCAAGGAAATTAGGTGCTTTTGTTATTATTATAATGTTCCCAAATCTGTTTTGATTTAAATATTTCTGGGTATTTTTTAAATAACCCAAGAGTAACAGCTAATAATTTCTGTGTGTACTCCGGGTCAATCGCATAGTTTTTTAATGTCTCAATAATTAGAAAAACATCTACGTTATCAGTAATGTATTGTTGCAGACGTAAGTCTCTGTACTCAACAAAAGCACTAGATGCATTGAGTAAGGCAATGTAATCAGCAACGCTCTCACATTTGTTTTCATACTTTTTTAGTAGTACATTACTATTTTTTGACTTCATATGAGGCTCTGTGTCGTCTGTTTCAATAATTCCATAGTAGTTACTACCTTCTAATGCAAAACGAGAGCGTCCCCAATCGGACTCTAATATGGCTTGTGCTACACTAATCGCTACCACAACCCTGTACCGTGGTTCGATAACCGCGTTACTTAATATAGTACACTCGGCTATACCTTGCACAAAATAATCACGCGGGTTAGCATCATAATTAAAATCAAACCCATTCACTAATGGATTACATAGTAAAAATAAGGTTGCGCATAGTTCTTTAAACATTAAAAAATCCTACCACAATCTTTTTTAATTGATAGTAAAAAAGAGTTCTAATATGTTTATTAAAGTCTTTCATTGTAAAACTACCCTTCATTGAATTATAAATATAACAAACTAATTGAACATTACCAACTTCATAATGCTTATCAGAATCTATCCTATCGGGCGAAACATTAGTTAAGACTATATTTTGTCCTTTTATATAAGTCATTTTAATGCCGGATAAAGCACATTTACCTTTTTGTTTTTTCCACAAATAATCAAGATATTCTTTATTAAATCCTTCTTTAAATATTATTCCTTTCTTTGCTCTTTTTTTCCCTGCATCAACATACCAGTGATTTAAAAAAGAAGTGTGACTACTTGATAACCTTGCACGATCTTTATGCTTTTTACCTTTGTGCCATTGCAAGTTATCATGTTTGTTTTTACATATCTTGCACCATTTATTTAAACCATCTGGATGACTACTTTTGTGAAAAAATTCTTTAGTAGCAGGTTTTTGTGCTCCACAATTTGTACACGTTTTCATTTTTTATTTATCTCTCCCCATGATGGTCCTATCTCTGCATCAACTTTAAGTGGAACTTTTAAGTCAACTGTGTTTTCCATAATCTCCTTGATCCGTGTTGCTTGTTCCGGGTTCTCAATAGAACAGTTTAATTCATCGTGTACCTGTATGTGAGAAACAATGCCCTCGTCATACAAATCAACCATCGCCTTCTTTGTCATGTCAGCAGATGATCCTTGTATTAATCTATTCAACGCTTTGTAGGTCCACGCACGTTTTAAATTTTGCCCATACTCTTTCTCCGCTTCCCATTTAGGAAGAGATTTATGAATACCAAAAGAACGTGGCTCCCATAAATCAAAACGACATTTACGGCCAAGCAATGTACGTAAGAAACCAACATTATCTGCTTTCCGTGTTGCTTGTTCCATGAGCTGTTTAACAAAAGGTACGTTCGCATGAAACCTTGCAAATAAATCCTCTGTCTCATGAGCATCTAATCCAAGTTCACTGGATAGCTTACCTTTACCCATACCATACATCATACCAAGATTAATAGTCTTGGCTGTACGTCGATCTATGCCGGCCATGTCTGCAACTGCTTGGTGGAAGTCTGGATCTTGTGTCTTATACGATTCAATAACTTCATCAGCACCTTTTAATCCACCACCGGTCAAAGCGGCAAAGTGCACAAGAACGCGTGGCTCTTGCTGAGAATAATCAAAACTACCCCATTTACAACCTTCATTTGGTACAAAAATGGACCTAATTAAAGGACCTATCTCTTTGTTTCGAGCAGGAATCTGCTGTAAATTAGGATTTGAGTACGAAAATCGTCCCGTTACGGTACCACCTGCATCACTTCTCATCTGGTGTATATCTGCATGAATACGACCCTTATAAGAATGACGAAGAATAGTATCAATAAAAGTAGTTCTAGCTTTATTTGTTTCTCTTGCACTAACAATCATTTTAGCAAGTGGATGCTTATGTGTAGTAAGAAAGTTTTTATCAAACTTTGGTTGACCAGACTTTTCTGTTCTTTCGTATGGAATATTTAATTTATCAAATGCTTTAGCTACACTGACAGCCGCATGAATTTGAACATCAATACCTGTATCTTTTTTAATTTGTTTAAGTATTTTATTTTCTTGCGCTTGCAAATTTTTTTTAATTTGCTCTGCATGTTCTAAATCAACACGAACACCATTCCATTTCATATCTATCAAACATGGCAGTAACCGTGTTTCGAGATCAAAAATACTTGATAACTCTTGCTTGACTAATTCTATTTTAAAATAATGCCAAAGACGTAATGTTAAGTCTGCATCTTGTTCTGCGTATGGACCAACATACATAGGAGGAAGTTTCCACATTTCTCCTTTTGCATCAACACCCCATTCTTTTGCGGCTTCATATAGTAAACCTTGCGACTTTGTATCATTTAAATAATCTTTACCAATGCTATTTAAATCATACTTAAATCTATTTTCATCAATAAGTGGTGCGGCAATCATCGTATCTATAATACGTCCATTAACTTTTAACCCCATGTGACGTAACCAACCAACATCATAAGACGCGTTATGAAATATTTTATCACAAGGTAAATCTAATATCTTTTTTAATTGTCTCTTAAATATTTTTTCATCAAAATTACCACCACCTTCATGGCGTAAAGGAAAATAACCTTTCCAACCATCAACAGCTATAGCAACGCCTGCTACAAAACCATTGTTTGTTGCCCAACCTGGACCTGTTATTTTTATTTTAGGATCACTTGTTTCTAAATCTATTGCAATTTCATTTGCCTCAGATAAATCTGGTATTTTTTCTGGTGGTATCCATTCACTTGGTGTTTGAAATAATGGTATTTGTGTCATTCTTTATCCTTGTCTTGTATTTCACCCGCTATCGCCGCATATCCCGCCATGTCTATGTAACAATCTGTTGTAGGTCTGTGTTTTAATCGTGCTACTTTTAAAAGTAACATACATATAGCTACATCATGTGCAGATATATCATAACCTAAGTAAGCACCCCATAACTTTGAAATGTTTTCATGATTTTGATACTTATCGCCATAATCATGTTGGCGTTGACCTGTAACAATTTTTGCCGCTGTATCTAAATATTCTCTAGTCTTCATCTTTCTCCTTACTATTTATAGAACGTAAATCATTATTAAGTAATTGTAAATCAAGTAACAATATTTTTAATTCATGATCTACTTTTTCACGATTTAATTTTGGTAACTCTGCACGTATTTTACGTATTTGTTTTTCTGTTACACTGACTTGTTTTAAAGCAGTATCTATTGTAAACATTAAAATGCCTCCGAAAATTCTCTATCCGATTGTGATCTCACAATGTTCAAAGTGTTTCTTGCACGCGTCATTCCCACATAGAATACACGTCTTTC